TTTTTAAATTTAAAATGCTTTTTCTAAACGGTCCATGTGATAAATAAGAGGATCTTCAAAACGAGTAGAGCTTTCTTTATTGTCTCGTTCGTAATTTTTAACACTAAAAACCTTTCTTAATAACGCATCACTTAATAAACGTTGAAGTCCATTCTTAAAACAATACAGTACTAAATCTGATTCTGTTAAAGGGCGGGCATGCTTTAAATCCACTTGGATTTTTGTAATGATTGCTTGCTCTATATTTTGTTCCACCACCAACGATGCTTTTTCTGCATCGTAGTTTCCATTGCGCATTTCTGTATCGTGGTGCCAACAAGTTCTAATAAAACCGTCTAAGTGCGGAGTAATTGTTAATTCTTTATGGCAGTATTCACCATCACTCAACTGACAATGCTTAATACTGGCCACAAAATTCATCAACGCTTTTTTTGTAAGTAATTTTGACCGCACTTCCTTATTTCTTAAGAAATCCACCACCAACGGTGGAAATTCTTCACTAATAGCCCCTTGCCAATTAACTACACCAGATTCCTTATGTTGTAATTCAGTAGGCTCTGGCATTAACACCATTCTCTTCGTCATTACTTGTGCAGCATTGCGCGGAATTCTAAACATCATTAAACCAAGGTCTGATTGTTTATATGGTGTCAACAACAATACTTGCATTAATGCCCCCGCAACGATCCTTTAATGCTTGCAATAATCTCTGCTTGACGTGTTTTTGAGACTGGCATAGATGTTGCTTGCGATGGTAATTGTTTTGTTGGCTCCGGTAACACTTCACCATTTTTTAAACGATCAGCCATATTGCGTAAGGCCTGTTTAATTTCTTTTCGTAACTGCTCTACTGACCAAGTGTATCGTCGACAACGACAATACAAATCAGTGATTAACCAATATTCCACGGTTGAATTGAATTTAAATTTATCCACATCAGCCATGCCGTAACGTTGAAAACTTGCTAAACGCTGTGCTAATTCTTCTTCTGACGGTAAATCCATCGGAATTTTGCACCATTCGATGAAATCAAACAGGTTTGGGAAATAATCATTTCTTGCTGCACGAACTCTTGCTAATCCACGCTCTAACATATCCACAGATAAAACATCATGGTTCACTAACTCTTCAATCCAAATAAACTTCGCTTCTTCCAATGCTTCGTCTGTTGGGTAGTTATAGCGCCAACGGTTACAGTAAGCACACAAGCGATTGAATAACTGATTCACTAATTCTGAAACATGAGTATTTAAATCAACCCCTGAAACGCAATTTTCTTGTCTGATTGCCACGTTCATTTCAACATCCCCATTTTGCGTAGTTTTTCCGCTACTTGCGGATTACGAATTTGAATTTGTCTGCCCTTTGCCCAATCGGTGCTTTTGCTTGCCGGGTTTGGTGCACTGCCTTTCGGTTTTAACATCGTGCCATCAGCCATCACCCAAGCACCGTCTCGCATTTCTGGTCTGCCCTTGTTATCCCAACGTTCTGAGCCGACGACATACTCACCAAAGTTTGTTGGACGGAAAATCGTACTTGGTCGGAGATACTCAACCATTTTCGGATCACGGCCCCATTTCGACACGAGATAATCCACCACACGTTTACACACACCCAAATCGAATTCAGCCAATCGAGCACCAATCGCTTGTTTTGTTTTGTCAGTGAGCTTGTAGCCTGTCGGTTTACGTTCGCCTTGCTCTTCAGCAAGATTTGCCAATGCCATGTTCAAATAATCCAACACAACTTGCTCAGCTGGGGGGACTATAGGGGGGTTATTTATATTTGTTTTATTATTTGTTTTTCTAGGGTGGCGTTTTTCGCCAGGGGTGGCGGTGGCGTTTTCCGCCACTGGTGTCGTGGCACTTTTCGCCACTGGTGGCGTTTTTTGTAACTGGTGGCGTTTTTCGCCACTGGTAGCACTTTTCGCCACTGGTTTATTTTCAACGTTAGGAAGGTCTTTCACTAAATAGAATTCAGTCGTTCTTCCAGCTGTTTTAACAGTACGAATCAAACCAACTTCTTCAAGCTCTTTAAGGATTTCATAGATAGTTTTATCTCGGTTAATGCCAGTGAATTGTTTGAATTGTTCAATAGAAATAAAATCACTCTCTTTCTGCCAACCAGTCGTTTTACGAGCCACCAACAAATAGGCTTTTACAGCGTTACCAGAAAGGGCAAACATCACTTCATCTACAAAAGCATTAGGGATCTGAAAAGAATTAGGGATAAATTTGCTCATAGCATTAACTCCGATGCGTAACGTTGTGCGATCCATTGAATACCTTTCGATGTCACGCGAGTTTGTGTAAAGTTGTGACCGTGCTCTGCTGTACCAGTTTTTACAGTAAATAAACCACGGCTTTGTTTGTCTGAATATGGAATAAGATTGCCTGATTGACGATATAACGCTTTATCACGCTCTAGTGCAGCAATCATCGCTTTCTCTGGCATATTTAAGATTTTTGCCGTTTCGCGTAATGATTTTGTTGTGCCAATATCAACGTAAAGATCTACAAAGTCCGCTTTAGGTTTCATTGCTTTATTCTCTAATGCTAAAGCTTGTTTCTCTTTCTCTGATGCCACCAACTGCTCTAAGGCTTGAAGATAATTTTGCGGTAAAAGTGCGGTCGGATTTTGTTGGTTTTCTAACTCTTGCCAACGGTCAATAACTGCCGCTGTAAATTCCGGTGAAAACTGAGCAACTAAAATATAAGTGTCGCGCTTATTCAAAAAATACTCATAGTAGATTTGACCATTCTGTGGGTGGGTGTACGGTTTCGGCTGATACCCCCCAATAACACCTTTTGAAATAAGTGTTTCAATGCTTTTACACACGTCACTATGTCTAGAATTAACAAGTTTTGTTATTTCTCGACTGCTCATTGTTAATGCACTTGCATTTTTATCATTAATCGGTAATAATTCATTCATCTTGTGAACTCCTTGTGAGTGTAATTAACCACGGTGGCCGCCGTGGTTTTTTATTGCCGTTTATTAAGTGAAATCACACACTCAATAGAATGTTGTGTTGCAGATAAATGCTTATTTAATAACTTGCGGATCAAATCTTCTTCACAACTGGTAATCTCACCATCAGCAAGCGCGCTTTCTAATGCTTCAAATAACAATCCACGAGCTGATAACTCATGTAATTGAATATTTGCCATTTCTACTGCATCTAAATCATCTGCACAGGTATCTGGTACAAAACGTCCACCAGCGGCACGGCATAATTCTTCAATAAATTGTGTGCAACCATATTCAAGCTGAATAGCGATCAACTCTTCGTTTTTGAACCGTTGGCCCTTTGTTTGATAAAGACGATTATTTAATTCACTTTCAGTAAATCCTAAGAATCCAGCTACCGCACTTTTACCACCGGGTATCTGTTCAATCATCTCTATAATGGTTTGTTTCATTGCCATAATTTTTGCCTTATTTTTATGGTTTTCTTTTTGATTTTTACTGATAAATTAATCCCACAAATCGGGGCGTAATTCAGATTTTTTAACTTTGCCATTAGTAAGTTCTTCAATCTTTGCACAGCGTTCAGCTGGTACTTTTTCACGCCATTTTGATACTGCCCAAGGTGTGATATTGAAGTGCCGAGCCATGGCAGAAATACCGCCTACGATTTCATAAGCTTTTTCGATTGGTAGCATCTTAACCTCTTTTCTATTTTAAGTAGCATAATTCTACTACTAAAAATAGAATTGAATCAACTATTTTATTTACGTATTCTCTACCTTTAGTAGAAATAAGGGGGTTATATGTCAGATTTAGCAAGCCGAATTAATGAATTAATGGCTCAGCAAAATAAAAGAATAGGAGATCTTCAAAAGGCTCTAGGCGTAACCTATGAAATGGCCAGACGTTATACGCTTGGCACAGCCACACCAAGAGATGACAAAATTGAATCTATGGCTGAATACTTTGGAGTTAGTCCTGCTTATTTGAAATATGGCTCTACTGATTCAACTGAAACAAAAGTCACATCAAACATAAAAGAGCTTGGAGCTTTTGATTTGTGGGATAGAAACACCCCATTAAATAGTGATGAAGTGGCAGTGCCTTTTTATCAAGATGTTCGCCTTTCTGCGGGTAATGGGTTTGCTGATGACATCGCAGACTATAACAATTTTAAATTACGTTTTTCTAAAGCCACATTAAGAAAACAAGGTGTGCAGTTTGAAAATGCTGTGTGTGTAATTGCTGACGGTAACTCTATGGAACCTGTTATTCCGGATGGAACAACAGTAGGGATTGATTTGGGCTATAAAACCATTAGAGATGGGAAAATATATGCAATAAACCACGGTGGATTGCTGAGAATTAAACTACTCTACAATATGCCTAATGAACAGGTGAAAATCCGCAGCTATAACAGTGATGAACACCCTGACGAAATAGCAGAGCTACAAGACATTTCAGTGCTTGGTAAAGTGTTCTGGTATTCTGTCCTTTTATAAAAAAAACAATAGCGGATGGTTGTTGATTTATTTGTGTAGTAACAAAGAATTCGTAATTATTATTACTAATGTGTTTACAATATTAATATTCATGGTAATATTTTGTAACTAAAGGTTAGTGACAAATGGGCAAAATTACAAAAATTAAAGATAAGCTCTACAAAGAGCCGCCACCCACTGTTTTTACGGGGGCGGACGG